CTCTAATGGACGTTGGTCTGTTGAGCGTTTCAAAGGTCTATTGTTCAACATTGAACGCGATGCTAACCACATTGCACAAGATACTCGTAGAGGAAAAGGTAACTTCATCGTTTGTTCTGCAGACGTTGCAAGTGCATTAGCTATGTCTGGTGTTCTAGACTATACTCCAGCTCTATCGACAAATTTAAATGTTGACGATACAGGTAACACATTCGCAGGTGTATTGAACGGTCGTTTCCGTGTATACATTGATCCATATTCTGCAAACCTAGGAGCTGCTAACCAGTTCTATATGGTTGGTTATAAGGGTTCTTCTCCTTATGACGCAGGTATGTTCTACTGCCCATATGTTCCTCTACAAATGGTTCGTGCAATCGATCCTAACAGCTTCCAGCCAAAGATTGGCTTCAAGACACGTTACGGCTTGATCGCTAACCCATATGTTACATCTAGCGACTCTCTATCGGACGCAGATGCAGACAGATTCACAGCAGGTCGCAACCAATACTATCGCAAGACTAAGGTAGTGAACCTAATGTAATCAAGTAGCCGACAAAGATCGGAATTTAAAGGGGGAAGAATTCCCCCTTTTTTACTCTTTGCACAGGCTATAAATACATAGTAGGAGAAATAGATGGCATATACAGCAAACATAGATGTAATTAAACAGAGTTATATAAATTCATTACCAACGACGTATGATTTCTTAAGACCAAATGCATTTAAGTTTGGTATTAAGGATATGCCTAAAACATCTTTTACTTGTCAATCTGCAAATATCCCAGACTTACAACTAGGATTTGCAACTCAACCTACACCGTTTGTAGATGTTCCTGTGATAGGTGATAAAATAAATTTTGGGGAATTTACTATTAGATTTCTTATTTCTGAGGATATGTCCAATTATTTGGAATTATATCGCTGGATGATTGCATTGGGGTTTCCTGAAACATATGATCAATTTTCGGCATTCACTCAAAATAGGCCTAGTAGATTTCCGTTTGTTACTAAACTTAGCGGGAAAGAAGAGGTTTTGGCATACTCGGATGGAGTATTGACCATTCTCGACTCGACAAACAACCCTAAAGTAAATATAATATTTAAAAACCTGTTCCCTATATCATTGCAAGCTCTTGATTTTGATATAGCATCAGCAACCGTAGAATATTTTACCGCGATAGCATCGTTCAAATATACTATTTTCGAAGTAGAACCTTTATAATATAACTTGGAGTTATTATGGAAAAAAAGAAATTAAATAAAGTAACACCTATGGCTTTGCCGGCTGTGCCGAAATTGCCAACCGCGGGTGCGACTCCACCTCAGCCTGGACAAGGCGAAAACAAATTGGAAGTAAAATTAGACGATCTTCGTAAAGAGCGTATTTTTATTGCTACACCTTGTTATGGCGGACAATTAACAGAAGCGTATTTTCGCTCAACAATTAGGTTGCTTACATTCTGTAACCAACATCAAATTCCTGTAGCATTCGGAACGATTGCTAATGAATCCCTTGTAACAAGAGCACGTAATGTTCTTGTTGCTTACTTCTTACAAAGTAACTTTACCCGCCTAATGTTTATTGATGCGGATATTGAATATCAAGTAGAAGACGTTATTAAATTAATTGCTCACAATAAGGATGTGGCGGTAGGGGCATATCCTAAAAAGGGTGTTAACTGGCAACGTATTCGCGAATCTGTTAAGGCAACAAGTGAACCTTATACAGATCAACAAATTGCCTCTTTTGGTAGTGACTACGCTATCAACTTTAAATTTGTTAATCGCGAACAAAAACAAATTGCCATTGAGAATGGGTTGATTCGCCTACATGATGGTGCTACAGGTTTTATGATGATTAAGCGTGAAGTAATTGATAAGATGATTGTGCATTATCCTGAACTTAAATATAACAATGATTTGAACACGCCTCCAGAATTGAATCCCCATTTCTATGCGTTCTTTGATACTATGATTGATCCCAAAGACAAACGCTATTTGTCTGAAGATTATACCTTCTCTCGCAGATGGCAAGACATGGGCGGAGAGATTTGGCTTGATCCTTCAATCTCATTGAACCACTATGGTTCATTCAACTTCCAGGGCAATCCTCAGCAAATTATCCAAATAGGATAAATTAAATACTATATTATGAAATTGACAGAACTCCAAGATGAGTGGTCGAATGATTGTAAAATCAATGAAATGAATTTGGGTCAGGAGTCTATAAGAACTCCTAACCTACATTCTAAGTATTTGAATTTCCTGACTTCTACCAAATTGAATTTACGAAAAGCAGAATCTGATTATTTAAACTGCCGACGTAAAAAGTATCGTTATTACAGAGGTGAAATGTCTAAAGAGGAATTGGAAACCGAAGGTTGGGATCAATGGCAAGGTAACAAACCTCTAAAAAATGAAATGGATGAATTCCTAACCGTTGACGGTGATCTAGTACAGTATCAAGATAAAGTGGAATATTTTAAAACAGTACTTTATCAACTAGAACAAATTATTCGTTCTTTGAATAGTAGAGGTTGGGATATTCGTAATGCAATTGAATGGCAAAAATTTACTAACGGTATGATGTAATGGCAGATATTGCATTATCTAAAAAAGATGAAGTTTTCTTGAGGGTTAAATGTGAACCTTCATTAGCACAGGAACTGAGCGATCATTTTTCGTTTGAAGTTCCTGGTGCTAAGTTTCATCCTTTATATAAAGCAAGAATGTGGGATGGTAAGGTCAAATTATTCTCAATGTTCACACAAGAATTATATGTTGGACTAAAGGATTATTTAGAACATTTCTGTCAAGAAAGAGACTATACTATAGATTATGAAAATTATATGCAAGAAGCGGATGCCGCTACTTACGATATAGTTAGAAAATTTTGTGAAGATCTCAATTTAGGGTCAAAGGGAAAACCTATTGAGATTAGAGATTATCAAATTGATGCAGTATATCAAGCAATAACGGATGCAAGAAGATTACTATTGTCGCCCACTGGGTCAGGCAAGTCATTAATCATTTATTGTTTACTCCGCTGGCACGAGCGATTCAATCGCAAGCAACTTATAATTGTGCCGACAACTTCCCTTGTAGAACAAATGTATTCCGATTTTCAAGATTATTCTTGTTTAAACGGATGGAAGGCATCTGAAAATTGCCATAGAATTTATGGTGGTCACGAAAAGTCTAACGAGTTTGAAGTAGTGATTAGTACTTGGCAATCATTGTTTAAATTACCAAAGCCATTTTTTCAATCTTTTAAAGTTGTATATGGAGACGAAGCGCATTTATATAAGGCAAAATCTCTAACAGGAATTTTAACTAAGTGCACCAATACCCCATACCGTATAGGTACTACTGGTACTTTAGATGGACTTAAAACTCACAAACTTGTACTTGAGGGTTTATTTGGACCAGTATTTAAAGTAACAACAACCAAGAAACTTATATCGGATAAGACACTTGCAGATTTAGAAATTTTTAATATAGTCCTAGAATATTCGGATGAGATTAAAAAGAACGCTAAGAACTTATCCTATCAAGATGAAATGGATTTTCTGGTACAACATCCTTCAAGAAATAAATTTATTAGGAATCTTGCGTTAAAGCAAGAAGGTAATACGTTGGTGCTTTTTCAGTATGTAGAAAAACACGGCAAAGTCCTTCATGAAATGATTAAAGAAAAAGCTGTGAACAGAAAAGTGTTTTTTGTTTATGGTGGAACGGATACAGATCAGCGAGAGGATATACGACGTATTACAGAATTAGAATCCGATGCTATTATTGTTGCTAGCTATGGCACTTTTTCTACGGGGATAAATATTAAAAACCTACATAATATTGTTTTTGCCTCGCCCTCAAAATCTCGTATTAGAAATTTACAATCCATTGGTCGAGGGCTCAGAACAAGTAAAAATAAAACAGCATGTAAACTGTATGATATTGCTGATGATTTGAGTTGGAAAAACAGAAAGAATTATACGTTACTTCATATGATAGAACGTATTAAAATTTATAATGACGAACATTTTAACTACAAGTTAGTAAAGGTACCGTTACAATGACAACTATTACAGAACTTGAAATAACATACAAATACTTAAAATTAGTAAATGGCGACAACATTATTTGTAAAACTACAGATGATTGCAAAACATTAACTGGTAAAAAAATGATATGCGTCAAAGACCCAGTCATTCTACATCAATTAAGATTGCCTAGAAACGATGTTCTTGTAGAATCTTATATAATGTATCCTCTATTTAGTTTTGCTGAGGAAAATATATATGAAATTCCCGTAAGCCAAATTGTAGTTGCAACTAATATTAGAGACACGCTGAAAAAGAATTATACAGAATACCTGATACAAAGAGAACAGGCTGAAGCAGAAACTGACGATGAAAACGAAACCGAAACAATTACTTTACAAGAAGCTGACGATTTTGACGATAAAGAACTTGAAGATGAAATAATTAAACAAATCCTTGAAGGAGATAGTGATGAAAATGATAGTGGCGGAAACAGAAGAAGTTCTAGAAAAACAATCCATTAGTACAGAAAAAGCACCTGCTCATTATGTAGATAATAAAGAGTTTCTAGCAGCTCTTATAGAATATAAACAAAAGGTAGATGAGGCAAAGGCTGAAGGTAAAGAACCTCCTCAGGTTACTAGATATATAGGCGAATGCTTTATAAAGATAGCAACACACCTTTCATATAAATCTAATTTTATTAATTATACTTTTAGAGACGATATGGTTTCTGATGGTATTGAAAATTGTTTAACAGCTGCCGTAAAATTTGATCCAGACAAATCCTCTAATCCTTTTGCATATTATACTCAAATTATTTACTTTGCCTTTATTCGTAGAATCCAAAAGGAAAAGAAACAGCAAGCAACCAAATATAAATTTATAGAAAATATGGATTTGGATTCCATACTACAAGGATCCGATGATTCGGAAGCAAGCAGACAACTTGTAGATTATTTGAAAAAGCAACTGGATACTATAGATCCCGAAAGACGGGAAACCCCTGCTCAAACCAAAGCTCGTAAAAAGAAAAAAGCCGCGGATGATTTGGCCGAAAAAGATGCAGAATTTCTTGACTTCCCAGAAGACCTATAATATAATTAAGCATGAATAAAACTGAAGAGATTATGTTCATTCTTCAAGAAGAATGTGCGGAGGTGACACAAGCAATTTCAAAATGTTTACGTTTTGGAATCGACAATTATAAACCCGGAAAGCCTAAGACTAATAGAGAACATCTAGCAGAAGAACTAGGCGATCTGCAGGCAATGATTGATTTGTGTATTAAATTTAATATTATTGGCAGTGAACAGGTTAGCATAGCGGCTGACAACAAAATTGCTAAACTTAAACAATGGTCTAACATATATGAGCAAACTTAAAGT